TTGATGCCGTTATGGGCGATCAGCTTGTCCGCTTCCATCATCTGACGGAGGCCCTGCTCGATTTCGTTAGGCGTGTAGGAGTAGACATCGTTGGTGTCCACATCACGCAGCACAAGGCTATGGACCTTGGTGAGGTCCGCATAGAGACCATCAGTCTCAATATCGAAAACGTAAGACGCCATAATGAGTATCTACTCCTGATTGTTAGCTGTTAGTCCACGACACGCACTGCGCGTCTACATCTGCATAGAGGACATCTGCGTATTCCTCTGCGGTGAGGTTTCCCCGGAAGTTCTCATCGAAGTCAGCGAGAACCTGGGGATACATCTCGACGCATTCCTCGGCGGTCCCCAGAGCCTCCGGGTATGCCACGGAGATTTGAACCTGAACGCTGGGGTTCGAGACGGATTGCAGGGTGATGAGTAGCAGTGCGGTGAACATGGCTTATGCCTCCAGAGTGTAGCGGGTGTATTTCTGCTTGGTCACAGGGTGGAACTTGACGTGGCTCACGATCTCGTGGCCCATCTCACGGAGTTCCTGGATGCGCTTGGTGAGGCTCTGGATCGAGTATTCGATGAGTGCTTCACGGACAGTGATCGAGCCAGCCTTCTGGAGGTGAGCCATGATCTTCTGGTGCTGAGTTTTACCGTTCATTTTCTTCCATCCTGAGTGTTCTAGAGATTGAGCTTTACTGTTCCAAAACTGGTAACGCACTAAGTAGCGATCAGGGTCTCTCACCGCTAAGAGGCAGAACCTCTCGGCTAACTGAAAGACGCGATCTTCACATGAACATTGAGATGCTTTCATGGAGCCTCCCAGTGTCCTTGTCGTAGTGAAGGGTGTCAGCAACACCAGTGTCCCCGGTGTGGCGGTTCTTGAGGACCCTCACTGTGACCTCATTGGCCTCCTCGAGGGACTGCTGGTTACGCTCCAGACCGATCACTGTGTCACTCAACTGAGCGATAGAGGCCGATCCCCGGAGAGCATTGAGGGATGTTTGGAGACCTTCCTCCCATCCTGTCTTGCCCTCGGGGCGCTTGAGGTGGGACACAAGGATCAGGCCGATCCCAGTTTCCTCCACAAGAGAGCGCAGCTTGGTCATGAGCACGTCGATAGTCTTGCGCTCATCCCCATCATCGATCCCAGAGACCACGATTGAGAGGTGGTCGAGGATCACCCAGTTGACCCCGAGGCCCTTGGCTAGATACCGAACCTTGTCCAGCAGGTTGTCAGCCTCCAGAGAACCAAAGTGGTCATAGAGGTAGACCCTGCCTGTCCCTAGGGTGGCATCGAATGCCTTCTTCATCTCCTCATCAGAGATGCTCGTAGGGTCGATGTGGAGGGGCTTATCTGCCTCCAGCCCGACAAGGCCAAGAGCAGTTCTCCTTACATTTTCCTCCAAAGCAATGTAACCTACCGTATCGCCTTTCTTGAGGATGTCGTAGGCGATCTCTCGGCAGAACTGCGACTTACCCACACCGGAGCCAGCAGTGACTGTGACAAGCTCGCCCCTGCGTAGCCCAGAGGTTTTCCCTTGGAGCCCTGTGAAAGGCCACTCGATGCTTGGGCGGTTGTCAGGCTTGCTGATGCGTTCCCAGAGGTCAGCGCCATTGAGGATGCCATCAGGGGTGAAAGGTCGTGCTTGGTAGTAGCTGTCCACCAGAGCCGCACTCTTGCCCTTCAAGAGACACTCGTTGGGGTCCTTGAGGGGGAGGTGAGCGATGTGAGCCTGCCGAGGGGACAGCAGTGCTGCTACCTCTTTGGCTGCTTTCTGACCGGGCTCATCCATGTCGAACATGAGGATGACCTTCTCGAAGGAAGACACCCACTCAAGTTCCGCCTTGACTGCCTTGACAGCAGCTTGAGCACCGTTGGGGAGAGAGACCACAGGCCACTTATGCTTAGTGACCACCTGAGACACGGTGAGAGCATCAATCTCGCCCTCGGTGATGCACAGGGTCTTTCCGCCAGGTTTGTAGAGGTGCTGCCCGAAAAGCCCGGAGTTCTTGGGGTCACCAAGGAACTTGAAGCTCTTGTCTCGGAACCGCAGCTTGTAGGCTACTTCCTGACCGTCCCTACGGTAGATAGCCACCTGACAGGTCTGACCGTTGTAGGTCCCCATCTTGTAGCCATACTTCTGACAGGACTCCTCTGTGATCGACCGAGCTGGCAGAGCCTGAGCCTTGTCGATCTTGAGACCGTCGATGCTAGGCTTGGGCTTGAAGCTCGTGACTGTAGAGGTGTCCCCGTCAGCGGCACCATAGGCACCACAGGAGAAGCAATAAGTATGCCCATCAGTGTAGAGGGAGTTGGCATCACTTGAGCCACACTCTTCACAAGGGACGTGCTTGATAAATTCACTATCGCTTTGCTCATGTGCTGCCATTCGGTAGCTCCTACTTTAGGGGTTGTATCGATCCACGTTGAACAGCATGTGGCGGTTCTTACGGGAAACTAGGTCCTCCAAGAGGCACACCTTCAGATCAGGGGCCTTCATTCGGAGGAGGTCCACGAGACCCTCGAGAGCATTCTCTTGGGCCTCGGTGAAATTCCGGGAGGGATTGCCATCTGGTGACTTCCCTCCCACCAACACTGCGCAGAGCGCCTCGGCATTAGCAACACGGGAGAGCGGGGATTGCTTATCCTGAGGACGCCCAAACTCCACCAAGCCATCACGCTGGATGATGAAGTGATATCGACTACCAAAGTAGCCTGCCTGTCGGTCCTTGAACTCGATCAGTGACGCTGGGACCTGCTGGTTAGGTGCAGTGAACGTCTGGTCAATGACGAGTAGTTTGGCTGGTTGATCCAGCTTCTTGGTATTTTCGAACATGGTAAGTTACTCCCAGAGCCAATCCTCCGGGATGCTTAACTTGGAGAACCGAAAACCATTCTTCTCACACCACATGGCGTAAGTGGTTTTACTCTGCTTGCTGATACGTTGATTGGGGTTACTGAATACGAAGCGTAGGTCCACCTCAGGATGTTGATCCTTGAAGAGGATGTGCTTCTGTCTGTCTGCTGTGACGAACCGCCCCTTGCTCTCAATGATCAGGGGGCGATCCTTAGTGGTCCCATCGGGACGTGTAGTGATGATGAAGTCAGGGGTATACCGTGAAACCTTAGCAGGCTTGAGATACTTGAAGGTCTCAGCCTCATACTTGTAAGCGACCCCCTGCTTCGTCAGGGCTTCAGAAATGGCACTCTCTAGGCCACTCCTGAAACCATACTTAGCGCCAACAGCAGCAGCATTCTTAGAACGGGATGTCGTCCTCTTCGATGCTGTCTTCGTTGAACGCTTGACCATCGTTACTCTCTTCTTCTGCTACAAAACCACCTTCCTCGACCTCGAAGTCGAACCCGGCACCGCCGCCAGAGAAGGTCTTGAGATCGATAACCTGGACAGCGCGGGGCTGGAGGGAGATGCCCTTCTTACCAGCAGCGTTCCAAGCGTAGACGGAGAGCTTGAGGCGAAGGATCGAGCCAGAGCCAATGTTCAGGCCCTCGACGCGCTTACCCATAGCGTCCCAGAGGACAGGCTTGCGGTCCCAGAGCTGGCCATCCCTGCGCATGACGTTCTTGATCTTGCATTTGAAGATCACCCGGCCAGTTTCCTCGCCAGTCTCTTCGTCAATCTCCATCTTCCACATGGAGTTATCAGCCTTGGCGGGGACTTTCCCGGTGTGCTCCTTGTGCACCGCCATCAGCTTCTTCATCAGGTCCTCGGCTTCCTCAGCAGGAATGGCGAGATCGACCGAGTAGACCCCGAGAGGATTAAACTTGGTGTCAGGGGTCTCCAGCTTGGGCCACACGGCGACACCCTTGGGGGTCATGAGTTCCATATCGGACATACTAATCAGGCTCCGTTACGTTAGCGATAATATCGATGAGAGCTGCGACCTGCGCCCATGAGAGAGACACAGTGTCCTCATCGTATCCTGTGGTGTTGATTTGAGAGAGCATACAGCCCTCGATGTCGAAGAAGGCATTCACCTCAGGTGCGCCTTCGAGGTCTTGGATCGTGAAAGATCGGTAGTCCTCAAGGTGATCAGGTAAAATCATAGTCACTGATGAGCTCCTGTGCTTTCTTCCGGGTCACCTTGGTGGCGACCACGAGACCGTTGATCTGGACCGTGTAGAGCCCATGGGTTTCTATGAGGGTTACCATTGATCCTCCTGTTGGATGTTTGGGTTCTAATAGGTAGGTATGAAGAGTGAACCTCACTGATCGGTATCTATCTCAGCTAAAAAAGAACTCCGATTGGAGCACCTCAGTGAGGTCCAGGTTACCGATCTCAGGCATTGGCGGGACCTGATCTTCATCATCGATCATGTGCCTGACCTGATCGTAGAAGCTCTCAAGCTGGTTCTTGCCTTGATACATCTTGAAGAACTCAGGCTTGATGCAATCGTTAACGAACACACCCATGTCAGCAGCGTGAACCCCAAAGCTGTCGTGGATCATCGAGAAGGACATATCCCTCCCGGTGTCCAAGGCAGCGCACACCGTCAGTTGGAGGTGAGCAGCGTCCATGCTGTGGATGAAGTTGGGCGAGATAGACTGAGCAGTCTTTCTGGGGTCGATCTTATCGGTGTCCTTACGCATCTTGATGCACATCTTACCGTCGATGTAGGTCCAGATTTTTATCACCTCTTGGTTCACGTTATACTGCCGGACCTTGAGTCCAGCAGGGGTGATCCAGAAGATCGGCTCGTCCCCCTTGGACCCCTTGGTGATCACTCGGGACACCTTGGTGATCCAATCCATCGCTTCGCGGGCCTTGATGAC